CACATATACTGTTGCATGTGCCATTGGCTTATGTGAGGGCCCTATCGCTGGCATAGGGAAGGTTTGGCGAGACAAAGAAATATATACCTATCCGAGCGAAAAAATTGAACTGACGGCATATAATGGCGATTATGGACAAACTCTGTGGCCTTATGTTTTGTCCAAGCATCCTGAAAAGGCATTGCCTTATAGTGGCTTGGCATATATGGCTGGGGTGGTAGATTTAGGGGAACGAGGTAGCCTACCTCAATTTAATTTTGAAATTAGAGGGAAGCTGTTAGATACTGGCGACGGTATCGATGTAAACCCTGCCGATTATATTGTGTATGTGTTAAAGTCTATCGGCATTGACGATGTAAGTATAGACGGATTAGACAATTATCGTGCTTATTGTAAAGCAGCTGATATTCTAATTAGTACACCTCCGGACAGTAAAAGCTCAAAGGCTCAAAACGTAATCAATGATATAGCTGAAATTACAAACAGCCTTGTCTTTTGGTCTACAGACCGTTTGAAAATCGTACCATTAGCAGATAAGCCTATTGGCGATTGGTCGCCAGCTAATCAAATTCAATATAACTTAACGGCAGATGATCTTATTCCAGCTAGCGACGGACAACTTATCGTGTATAAGCGAAAAGATAGCTCGGAAACATATAATCAGGCAACAGTTGAGTTTATTAATCGTGCCAATAGCTATGAGAAAGAAACCGTATCATTCGAGGTAGTAGCAGATGTTCAAAAGAACGGTCTAAAACCAGCGTCTAAGAAGTCCGCTCATTATCTCTATACCAAGGCAAGGGCTCAATACTACGCTGAACAGCTTGCTATGAAACGGCTATACGCAAAGAATCAATATACATTTCATCTCGACTGGGCTTTTTGCAGATTAGAACCAGGTGACCTAGTAACAATCACAGATGAGTTATGCGGATTGCGTGAGCAAATCGTAGTTATAACGTCAGTATCAGAAGCTGCAGATGGACAACTTGAAATTACAGCAGAAGGTAAGCCACCAGGCACCTATGCGCCAGCTAAGTACAACGTCCATGAAAACGAACGACCTTTTATTGATTACAATGTGCCTGCTCCAAGTGTTAATGACGTGGCTATTATTCAAACGCCAGGTGATGTAGGGGGCAATGAATTATATATCGGTGTTAATTCAGAGCCTAATTGGGGGGGCTGTTCAATATGGTTATCTGATAATAACGAGAACTATAAACGGATTGGCAATATCTCGCAACAAGCTCGAATGGGTAGGCTTAAAACCAACCTAACACAAGGAAGCAACACCGCTAATGTGATAATCAATCAAGGTGCATTAAAAGGTGGCAGTCATGTTGACGCTGAACGAGCCAACACTCTATGCTGGGTTGACGGTGAATGTCTATCTTATGAAACAGCGCAATTGCAGATTAATGGCGATTATGCGTTAGGTGGTATTATACGCGGTCAGTATGGAACCAATGATACAGTGCACAATGCTGGTGCTAGGTTTGTAAGAGTTGACGAGGCATTATATCATGCTCCGTATCGTAAAGAGGATATCGGAAAGCAGGTATATTTTAAATTTACGTCATTTAATATGTATGGATCTAACGAGCAAGGGTTAGATGAGGTGCAAGCATACCCATATACAATCACACCGTACTATATTCCGGAAGTAAGCGATTTAGCATTATTTACTAAGTATTACGAAATTGGCGATGGTGTATTGTCTTTTGATGTGGTGGCTGCATTTACTCAACCGTCTATTAATACCTTTGATACTGTCGAAGCATGGTATCGTGAGGGTGCTAATGAATGGAAGTATGGCGGCAATGGTGATAACCAAATCGTTATTAGCGGTTGCGAGTTAGGCCATACGTATGAAGTGCGATTAAAGGTAAAGGACCGCCATGGAAACTACTCACAAGGCATTATCAAATCTGTATTAGTTGAGCTCAAATCGGAAGTACCTAATACTCCGCAAGGGCTGGGCGTTTCATTTGGTGATGTCGCTACCTTTAATTGGTTAGAAGTGCGTAACGCTGACATTGATTTTTACGAGTTGCGATATGATCTGCACCCAGGCCAAGAGTATGGGCTAATTGGTAAAAGCAATAATACTACTTTAAGCACTCTATTAACAGAACGGAGTGCAAAAGTATATTTATATGCTCATAACCCTACAAAAGGATATAGCGCTCCGGCAGAATTGACCTATAACGTACCTATTCCACCTAAACCATCTACTATCAAAATTGTTAGTTTGATAAATGGCATCGGCATTACTACTGATACTATCAAATTAGGTTGTAAGGGGGTTAATATTTACGTTGACGGTACGCGGTATTTCTTCACGACGAATGTAGCAACAATACCATTGGAAAGTGGTGTTCATACAGTACAGGTTGCGTTTGTTGATCTATTCGGTGAAGGTCCTAGAAGTGATGAGCAACTAGCCACTATCAAAGCTAAAATCGATAAGTCCCTACTCGACATGGAAAGCCTAGGCCTAGAGGGCATAGACAAAGCAGTAAATGACTTGAAAAGCGAAGTTGGCACAGTCAAGACAGCTGTTAATGGAATGGATAGCAAGATAATCGACCTTGGCAACGCATACCAGCGCACTTTGAGCGATTATCAAAATAACGTAAATTCGCAAATCACGCAGCTTTCAAGCGGTATTGATTTGAAAGTAACGCAAGCAATCAATAATATAGACGGCGCGGAACTGGTGAGCCGTATTAATCTAAGCCCAGCAGGTACGCGCATAGACGGCAAATTATTGCATGTTACTGGCGAGGCGCTATTTGATAACAATATCATTACGAAAGGAATGATACAGGCTGGGGCCGTTACCGCCGATAAAATGCAGGTGGATAGCCTTTCATCTATTACTGCAACAATCGGCACGCTACGAACTAAGACGAGTGGCGCAAGGGTTGAAATTAGCGATAATCTTATCGAAGTATATGACGATGACAATCAATTACGAGTGAGGTTAGGCGTATGGGAATAATTACATTTTTTAAAAAGTTATTTAAGCGATTATTTAAGCATGGGGGTGAAAATAACATGCCAGCTGGATTACAAGTATTTAATAAGAACGGCGTACAAATTGTTAGCTTAACGGATAGACTTACAAAAGTATCTGGCGTTAAACGTTTCGATGTGATTGAGGAAAGCGGCAGCGCTACAGTCGAATTGAGCAAGGACCAGCATATATGGTATTTCTTGAATTCGTATGCAGGCGATAATGACGACATTTTGTATGGCTTTGGGCCTAGTTACAATATCGTTGTTGAGGGTGGTAAAATTTCATGGAATTTAAAAGCACCTAATAACGTCAATAAACCTTGTAAAGTAGCATTAATATATGGGGTGATGTAGCATGAAACATTTTGAAAGTCATAACAATGACAGCATAGTAACAATTAACGATACAGATAGTTGCTTATACTTAAAATATAAAATCAGTCTCAAGGGTATGCCTATTAAGCCGTCGGCTGAGGTGGCTCAAAATAAATATTATGGATATAATGGCGACGGAATTACCTACGGTATTCAACGTACGCCTAATGGTGATATATATCACGCTTATTTGTATATTCCAATATTGCAGCGACAAGCCAACGAGCAATATGTATATGCTATGAGTACAAACTTGCCTGTCAATGACATTGAACTTGCAGAAATTAGAAATAAGAACCACCCTACTCGTATCGGCAAATGGACGAATTACTTGCGAATCAGCTTTAAAACAGATAGCCTTGAAAATATACGCAAGATTGCCGACACTATGGAAGTGTATGTATTCTCTAATAAAATGCCTAAAACAGATAAGTACGGCATGGAAATATATGATAAGAATGGCAATGTTATCTTTAACAGCAATTTATTAACAATGCGATTGGCGTTAGTAATTCATAAGGATTATCCTGCTACGTTCTTATCTAAGGAAGAGTACGAAATCGGCAAGGTTAAATTTCAAGGCATTAAAAAAGCCGGGTTAAGTTTTACATATCCATTGGCGGCTATTGGCTCAGATAGTGG